ATGAAACTTACTGAAAAGCAGAAGAAGTTTGCAGATTATTACATAGAGTTAGGAAATGCAACGCAAGCAGCCATTAAAGCAGGTTATAGCAAGAAAACAGCTAATAGAATTGGCCCTGAAAACTTGTCAAAACTTGTAATTAAAAAATACATTGATGAAAGAATGGAACAGATCGCTTCTGAGCGTATTATGAGCGCACAGGAGATACTTGAAAGACTTAGCCTTATAGCTAATGCAAAAATAAAAGAAACGGTTGTAGTAGCCAATGCAGAGGGATATTCGGAAGTTGAGAAGCCTCCTGATTTCAAAACGCAGATACAAGCAATGAAGGAACTTCTTAAACGTTATCCTGGTAATGATAAATTACTTGAACAAACTCTTCGCAAACTTACTGCAGAAGCTGATATTGCTGAATTCAAAGCTGCAATGATACAATCTGCAACTGATAAATCAACTGAAGAAAAATTGGATGAATTGCTTGGTAAGATTAGTGAGGTTATAGATGATAAGTGATATTTATAGCAAAAAACAAATCGATGTTTTAAAGCAAACAGTAAATAAAGATTGGTTCATTGCATTGCTTCATGGTGCTAAGCGTTCAGGAAAAACTAAGATGAACAATGACTTATTCTTGTTTGAATTAAGGCGTGTTCGTAAAATAGCTGATGAAGAGGGCGTTAAAGAGCCTATGTATATCTTGGCGGGTGTTTCATCAAATACAATAAATAAGAATATCTTACAAGAACTTTATAATATGTACAATATAGAGCCCAAGTTTGATAAGCATAACAACTTTAAATTATTTGGTGTAAAAGTAGTTCAAGCATACACTGGAAATATCGGTGGAGTTGGTGCTATTCGTGGTATGACTGCTTATGGAGCATATGTCAATGAAGCTTCACTTGCTAAACAAGAAGTATTTGCTGAAATTGTTTCTCGTTGTTCAGGTAATGGTGCAAGGATTCTCGCAGATACTAACCCTGATAATCCTGAGCATTGGTTAAAGAAAGAATATATAGATAAGCCTAACGAAAATGTTAAGGCTTTTCATTTTGAATTAGATGATAATACTTTTTTATCTGAGAGGTACCGTGAAAATATCAAGGCAGCAACGCCAAGCGGTATGTTTTATGACCGTGATATAAAGGGACTTTGGGTATCTGCTGACGGTGTGGTTTATCAAGACTTCGATAGCAACAAACATTATATACAATCCAAAGACTTACCTAAATTATCAACATTCTATTGCGGTGTTGACTGGGGTTATGAACACTGGGGATCTATTGTTGTTATAGGAGAAACAGATGATGGAACAGCTTATTTAATTGAGGAGCACGCAAAACAACATGAAGAAATTGACTATTGGGTAGATATAGCTAAAGGTATTCAAGAACGTTATGGTTCAAGAGTCCCCTTCTATTGTGATTCTGCTCGCCCTGAACATGTTGATAGGTTTAAACGAGAACACATTGAAGCGTTTAATGGAGACAAAGCACGTTTAACTGGTGTTGAAGCAGTCGCTCGTAGATTTAAGAAAGATAAGTTGTTTATTTGTAGAGATAAAGTTGATAAATTTCCTAATGAGATTTATCAATATGTTTGGGATGAAAAAAAAGGAGAACCAATAAAACTATTCGATGATGTACTTGACTCTTTACGATATGCGATTTATAGCAATGAAGTTAGAAATGGTAAGACAGCTGAAATAGTCAATAAAGTAGGTTTTGGTTTTTATTAAGGAGAAATATGGCAATTAAAATAAATAGAGAGATGGCGGGTGACTTAAACAACCCATCTTCTGAATTGCTTAATCATTGTATTAATCAGCACCAAAGTGACTTTTGGCGTTTAGAAAAACTATCTGATTATTACGATGGCAAGCAAGACATTTTAAAACGAACAAAAGATAATGCTGCAACACCTAATAATAAAGTTGTAGTCAATCATGCAAAGTATGTTACTGATATGAATGTGGGTTTTATGGTGGGAAATCCAGTAGCTTATACAAGCAGTGATGATATTCAATCTATTCTTGATGCTTATACAAAAGTTGATATTGTTTCTCATGATACTGAACTTGAAAAAGATTTGTCAGTATTTGGGATAGGTTATGAATTAATTTATATGAATCAGGAACCTCAAACTGGGAAAGTATTTGCTGACATTAAATGTATTGATCCACGAGGGATTTTCCTTGTTACGGATGATACGATTGATACCAACCCTTTATTTGCTGTACATTATCAACCAGTATATAACCTTCAAGGAGCTGTTGATTATTATCTTGTTAATTACTATAACGACAATAGAGTATTGACATATAGAGCGGATTCTATCGGTTTCGGAAATTATAAATTAATCAAAGCACTTCCGCATTATTTTAAGGCAGTACCTGTTATTGAATACCGAAATAACGAAGAACGACAAGGAGATTTTGAACAAGCGATTAGTTTAATTGATGCCTATAATTTACTTCAGTCTGATCGCCTAAACGATAAAGAAGCCTTTGTTGATGCAATTCTTTTTATCCGTGGGTTTACCTTACAGGATGGAGATGGTGCTAGGTTAGCAAAAGAAAAAATGATGCAGACATCATTTAAACCTGGTGAAGTAGATGCTAGTTATCTTACTAAACAAATGGATGAAAATTCAGTGGCTGTCTTACGTGATGCACTACTGGAAGATATTCATAAAGTAACTTATGTTCCTAATATGAATGATAAGAACTTCTCAGGCAATGTTTCAGGCGAAGCAATGAAATACAAACTCTTTGGCTTACTACAACTTATGTCAGTGAAGTCAAGATACATGACAAAAGGGCTTAGACAACGTTTGATTCTCTTTGCTAATTATTTAGAGATTGGTAATAACAATGTTGATATTGATGGTATCAAGATTAAACTCAAACCTAATTTACCAATCAATACAACTGATATTGTCAATCAAATTGTACAAGCTCATCAAGCAGGCATCTTACCGCTTAAAGTATTGCTTTCATGGTTACCAGACATTGATAATGTTGACGAAGTAATTGAACAGTTACAAGAGGAAAAAGAGGAGGCTATCGAAATGAATCAGAAAGCTATGGGCGTTCAGTCAGAAGACAGCCACTCTAATCTTGATGATCCACCTGATGAAAATGAGGAAGAAAATCAAGATAACAACAATAAACAGTCTGACAATCAGACAAATCAAAAAGGAGACCAAGAAAATGGCCAAAACAAAAACAACAAAAAACAAGACTCAAAAAACTAATGCTAAAGCAGCAAAAACTCCTAAAGTAACTAAAGCAAAAACAAAAACAAAAACAAAAACAGCTTCTAAAACAGCTTCTAAAACAGCTACTACTAAAAAGAAAGTAGTCAAAAAACCAGTGGGAAAAACAAAAAAAGCTAAATGATTACTGCCAAATTCAAAAAGAAAAACAATCAAATTTACTGGTATCAAGTGACAGGCCATGCAGGCTTTGCAAATATTGGTAATGATATTGTATGTGCTGGGGTTTCTGTATTATATATCACAGTCACAAACACACTGTTAGCCGCGGGAAGAACGTTTGAACGTGATGAGGGCTATTTTGTACTTGACGCCAATGATTATGATATGGCTTGCTTAAAAGTGCTATATGACGGAATTAAGGCAATAGCTGAACAGTACCCAGAAAATGTGAAAGTATACATTGACTAGCGATTACTTTTCTTTAAAACATAATGAGCAAAATAACCTACCGAAGGTCGTCAATTCACATGTTTTTTTATTTAATTGTATATCACTAACCCAACTTTCTACTTGGTCATTGGGGACTTTTGCAGTACGCCAAATTTCTTTCCTTTTATTATAATCAAGCTGACTTTTTATAAAGAATGATGACTCTCTGAATTTATTATATTTACTGTCTTTCCACTTAAACGAATCGGTTATGAATAATAATTTTAGACGTTCCAAGTTTTCAATTGAAAGAGTTTGAACATCCAAGTCATTTTCATCTTTGTTTTCCAGAAATATATTTTGTTTAAGGGTGGTGTAACTGCCATTAGGAGCTACAGCTTTATAATCCACCATTGCAAAGCTTTCTGAAGGATATTTCTCATAAATAATTGAAAGGTTTCTTGCATCCAATGGGGATAGCTCGCTTACAATAGCAGAAAATGCAGGATGTAATCCATATTTTTCTTCTTTTACAAAAGATTTTACTATTAGATTAGCAAATATATTTTGTATTTCTTCAGAATCTAAAGAATATTTTAGGTCATTAACATATTTTAATAGTTGCTGGAAGTTTATGTCTTTAAATTCTAGTTCTTCTTCCTTATATTTCGAAAACTTATCTTCTATCTTCTTTTTTAATGATTTTGAAAATTCGGACGTAAAGTGAATGGGGACAGATATTGGCATAGTTACAGTCTCTACAAGGTCACCTAAAGTTCTGCCGATAGACATCGATGAATCCTCAAGTAGATTTTCCGTTATTTTTTTGGGAAGTATTGAATACAGTAATTTAATTTGTTCTAAACACATAAAGTACCTCACTTAATTTGATAATCAAATTATATCAAAACGAATAGCAAATAAAAATAAATTAGGAGTATAATCATGTCCGACTACTGGCAAAAAAGAGCGATTAAATCCGAAAAGAAAGTAAATGACGGTGCTAAACAGCTTGAGGAAGTCGTAGCACAGGCATACAAACAAGCTCAATCATATTTAACAAAACAGATTGCTAAATTATTTAGTAGAACTAAGCAGCAAACGGAACTGACAGATGATGAAGCCAAAAGAATGCTTAATGAAACTGTTCCTGTTTCTGAATTAGTTGAGCTTAGGAGATTAGCTAAAGATATCAATAACCCTGATTTGCAAAGAGAAGCTAAAAAGCGGCTCACAGGACTAGCGCTTAAATCAAGAATTACTCGTGCAGAAGATTTAAAAGCAAAGTCTTATCTAGTAACAAAACAAATTGCAGATGTTCAGCTTGATAAGCAAACATCTTTTTATATTGATACGATAGATGAAGCTTACAAAGAAACTGCTGCTGAAACGATTATTCGTGAAGCTCAAGCAAATGCTAAGAATGGTATTGTTAAAGAAGTCTGGAATAAAAAAGACTATAAGTTCAAAGAACTATCTACTAAATCTGTGGAAAACATACTTGATAGTCACTGGCTAGGAAGTAACTACTCTAAAAGATTATGGGGAGATACTGAAGCCTTAGCCAAACGATTAGAACAACTCTTCACGGTTGAAGCTTTAACTGGAATGAGTGAGTTTCAAATGGCAAAGGAAATTGCTGGTGAATTTGACCGCTCAATTAACGTTGCTAGGCGTTTGATTCGTACTGAAGCGAATTATATGGCGAATCAAGCAAAGCTCAAATCGTGGCAAAACAATGGCGTTGAGAAGTATCAAATCATTGCTATCTTAGATTTGAGAACATCGCAAATTTGTCGTCATAAAGACCATAAGATATTTCTAATATCTGAAGCAGTTGTAAATGGCGCAGAGGGGACTTACCCGCCTTTTCATCCGTGGTGTCGTTCAGTTGCTTCAATGTATTCAGAGCGACTAAACAACATAACTCGCAAGGCGCTTGACCCTATCACTGGTAAAACATTTGATATTAAAGGAAGCACAACTTACAACGAGTGGATGGATAAATTAAAATCAATGCATCCAGATGTTGAATTTAAAAGTAGCGAATGAGGTGATCTAACATCTCGCAGTTATGCGTGAAATAACAACTACTTAAATACACAAAGCGTTTGTCACTGACAGGCGCTTTTCTTATGTCCAAGCGTGAAGACTTTAAAAGCTTCGGAAGTGCAAGCATTGAACCACTTAAAAAGCAATTGGAAAGGATTAATAACATGAAAATCGCAACATTATGCGGAAACAGTTTACTCAAACTCAACTTGCAACAATTTGCTGAAGGTCAAGAAGGCGGTGAGGGTGGAGAAGGAACTGGCCAAGCTACTCCTCCTGAATTCAACGCTGACAGTTTGACTGATGAACAAGTTGCAGCAATCAAAGAAAAGTTTGGTCTTAAAGATGATACTGATGTTGATTCAATTGTTAAGTCTAAACGAAGTCGTTGGCAGAAGGAACTTGAAGAAGAAAAAAACGAAGCTGCTCGACTTGCCAAACTTTCGGAAGAAGAACGCCAACAAGCGCTGATTCAAAAAGAAAAAGATGACTTTGAAAAAGAAAAAGCTGTCTTTCGTCAAGAACAGTTGCTTGTAGAAAAAGGCAAACAACTTCAAGAAATCGGTATTCCAAGTGCTTTCGCTGCTCGTATTCAAGGAAATACTGCTGAGGAAGCTATTAAAGATGTCAAATCTTTCAAAGCTGAATGGGATAAAGCCGTAGAAGCAGCAGTTAACGAAAAACTCAAAGCTTCTGTTGATACTCCGCTTGGTGGAGGTGCCACACCAGGGAAACCAGTTGATATTTCAACTTTAACTTATGAAGAAGCGCTGGCACTGAAAAAAACAAATCCAAAAGCCTATGAACAGGCTACAAAATAAGGAGAAAAAACATGAAAAACAAAAAACTAAAATTCAACTTGCAACGCTTTGCTAGCGATGTAGTAACGTTCTTGAACTCACAAGTTGACCCCGAAGTTATGGGACAAATGGTAGCTGCTCAATTGCCTAAAGCTATTAAGTTCTCAGGAATTGCTCCAATCGACACAACTCTTGCTGGTCAACCAGGTTCAACAATTACATTGCCTAAATTTAAATACTCTGGTGATGCTAAAGTCGTTGCCGAAGGTGCTGCAATTCAAATGGACGAATTACAAACTGCAACTCAAACTGCCACAATCAAAAAAGTTGCTAAAGGGATGGCTATTACTGATGAAGCGGTACTTTCAGGTTATGGTGATCCAGTTGGGGAAATTCAACGTCAAATCCGTATGGCCATTGCATCGGCTGTAGATAATGAAATTGTAGCAGTAGCTGGTACTGCAAACCTTACTGTAGTAGCCAATGTTAACCTTGACTTGATTGACAAATTAGAAAATACATTTGTTGAAGCTCCTGATGCGCTCGAAGAACAAGGATTTACTCAAGGAGTCCTTTTTGTTTCATATAAAGATGCTGCAACTTTACGACAAGCAGCTGGCGTAAACTGGACTCGTGCTTCTGAACTTGGAGATAACATTCTTGTTTCTGGTGCATTTGGTGAAGTCCTTGGTTGGACAATTGTTCGTTCTAAAAAAATCAATGACGGTTCACCAATCGCTGTTAAACCAGGTGCAATGAAAACATTCTTAAAACGTGATGTTCTTGTTGAATTTGATCGTGAAATTACTAAGAAAGTAACACAATTCACTGGTGATGAGCATTATGTTGTTGCAATCGTTGATGAAACAAAAATCGTTCGTGTTCAAGCTTCACCAATTTCTGTAACAGGAGTTACCATTTCACAAAAAACAGCTTCTATGAAAGTTGGAGCTACTAAAGAATTATCAGCAAAAGTTGCCCCAGATAATGCAACTAATAAAGCTGTTACTTATTCTTCTAGCGCTAAAAATATTGCAACAGTAAATTCTGATGGTAAAGTCACAGCCATTGCAGAAGGTACAGCAAATATCATTGTAACTACCACTGACGGTTCACAAACTGATGTATGTGCAGTAACTGTTACAAAATAGAATAATGAAATGAGGTAATCATGGAAGAGAATGAACCAAAAACTAAAGCAATTGAACGTTTAAAAACTGATTTGGGCGTCGATGATGCTACTGGTTTAATTGAGGATGCGGTTATTCTCATCCTTGATTATACGAATCAGGATAAGATGTTAGATTCAATGTGGCTGTATGCTCGACAGTTAGCCACAATTAATTTTAATCGTGAAAGCACAGAGGGAGAATCTAGTCGTTCAGAAGGTGGCGTTTCTCAATCCTTTATTGAAGATATTCCTTTAAATATCCAGCGTGGCTTGAATCGTTATCGACTCGGAAAGGTGGTAAGTTTTTATGCGCCTGATGAAACGTGACTTAAGAACGGTTTATTTGAAAAGGATAAACCCAAATAACACGCAAGATGAAGAGGGAAACGATCAAGTTAATTATCTTGCTCCAATTGCTCTTGAAATGAATGTTCAGTCTGCAAGTGGTGCTGTCAATGCCACAATATATGGTTCAAAGCTTTCAAGCATGAAATCATGTAAGTATCAAGGTGATGAACTAAAAGAAGGTAAAGATGAAAACAGTGGCGTTTGCGTGTATGTTGATAAGGACGGTAACCCTGATTATAAAATCAATTCGATTCAACCTTATTCTACACACATCAATGTGATGCTAGAAAGGAACGATGACATTGGGAGTTGAAATTAAAGGTTTGGACAGGCTTAAAAGAAAAATTAATGCGATGCCTAAAATCTTAAATGACGCCGTGAATGATGCAACTTACGAAATCACAGAGTTGGTTCGTTCTGCAGCAGAATTAAGACTAGCTTCTAGTATGAAATTCAGTTCTGGAGAATTGCTTGGGAGTCTAAAGACTGAGGTTGTAGAAAATGCGGAAGGTAAAATAGTTGGGCGTGTCTGGTCTGATAAAGCTCAAGCCATTTATCGTGAGTTTGGTACTGGTCCGAATGGACAAGCAAGTTCTAAAGATTTACCAGAAGGGGTTAACCCGGTTTATACTCAAACTCGTTGGTTTATTCCAGCTGAGGAAGTTGGAATTGATTTGAATGAAATCTATGGTATGCCTAAGATTACTATTCAAGGCAAAGAATTTTACATCACAAGTGGTCAACCAGCAAGACCTTTCTTATATCCATCATTGGAAGAGATACTTCCACAAATGCCTGAGATATACAAAGAGCATGTCCAAAAGAAATTGAGGGAGCTTAAATAATGGAAAGAGTAAATATTAAAGTTGCTACTTTTTCCATTTTAAGTGGTATATCTGAGATTAAAAAAGTAGCGACTGATTATCCGTCAACATGGAATGACTTTCCTACAGCTATTTACAGAACGGTTAACAGCCCACATTTTGTAGATGGAAGTGGAGAGGAACTTCAAACAAAATGGTCAATCACAATTGAATTATATTCTAAAAGTAGTTTGACCACTATCGTTAATAATGTCATCGAACAATTTGGTGATATTGGTTTTACAGGAACGCAAAGAGATGCTAATACAGCAGATTTAAAGCGTGTCATTATTGAACTATCCGCAATCGTGGATAACAAAACAAAATACGTTTATTCGAAATAGGAGGAAATAAACATGGCAACAGTAGCAGGATTACTTTCAAAAGATACAGTCCTTTCTTATAAAGATAGCTCAGGTTCAAAACCTGTCGCAGCAGTAAAATCTATCCCAGCAATGGGATCTGATCCTGAAAAAGTAGATGTTACTCACTTAGGTTCAGCTAAGAAAGCATATATTGCAGGGATTCAGGATTCAGATAATTTGGAATTCGCAATCATTTATCAAGGAGACAACTTCAAAGATGTCGATACTTTGGTCAAAGCTGGTAAAGCAGTTGAGTGGACAGTGACTTATCCTGATGGTATGAAAGTTGACTTTACTGGTCAACCATCTTATAAATTTGATGGTGTTGAAGTCAACCAAGCACTTGGATTTAATTTAGTAGTGGTTGTATCAGCAGGCCCTACATTTACACCATCTCCCAAATAACGCTGAAGATAAAACTGTAACTTGGACTAGCTCAGACTAAACAACCGCAACTGTAGATAAAGTAACTGTTACTGCGGTAAGTGAGGGAGAAATCACAATTACAGTGAAAACAGTTAACAATAAGACTGCTACTAGCACAATTACTGTCACAGCAGCATCAGGTAATTAATAACATTTTAAGAAAGGTTAGTCTCGAAAGCTAACCTTTTTATTTTTTATAAATATAGAAATCGGAGAAACAAAAATGACAAAAGAAAATATCGTAAAACTTCCTGGAACTAAACAATTTGAATTTGGTGGATTGAATCTTCAATTGCGATTGGATGGTAAATCTATTATTGCGATTGAAAAACGCTTGGATGAATCACTCATGGGACTTTTCGTAAATGGTCAAGGTGGTTTTAAACTACCAGCAACAAACAAATTATTGGTAGTGCTTCAAGGTGCAAACCAAACAAGCCGAGTTTCTGATTCAGATTTAGTTAACGCTTTTGAACGTTTTGTTGAAGCAGGAAACACTACTTTTGATTTGTTCAATGCCATTCAAGAATTGCTTGATGAAGCGGGTTTTTTCGGCAAGGACAAGAAGGAGACAGAAGTGACAAATGGGGAATCTCTGGACAACGAACCAGAAGCACAGAGCGACCTTCTTTAAAAACTTACAATAATTTATCTAAAATGCTGGAGGATTTATACCCTCAGGCTGTTGAAGCTGGCATTTCTTCTACAGATTTTTGGGCCATGACTTTTGATGAAATTATGGTCCAAGTTGAAGCAAATAAAAAAAGGCATGAGAACGAGCTAAAAGAGAAAGCGATGTTTGATTATTCTCAACAAAGGCTTGCTATCTATGCTTTTAATGATCCAAAGAATTTTCCTAAATATGAAGATGCCTACCCTTTCTTAAATCAACTCAAGGAAGAAGTAGTGCAAGCTGTATCTGAGGACGAAGAAAAGAAACAAGCGATGCTTACTGACCAAGAAATCATGCGACAAAATGCAATGTTAATTCAGGAAACTCGTAAAAGAAAAAGTCAAAAGACAAATTAAAAAATATTGAATAGAAAAGGAGGTGAGAAATATGGAATTAGAAACCTTGGAAGTTTTATTAGACGTCAATACAGCCAGAGTTCAGGCGTCTTTGGATAAAATAATGCCAAATATTGAATCTGCTATGTCAAAAATTCAAAATATCACTGGGAAGTCTATGAAAAAGACTGAAGATAATTTGAATATTGATAAAGGTGCAACACAATTTGGCAAACAGTTAGAAAAAATGAATCAAACTTTTGAAAAGATGATGGGCCATCTTGAAAGTTCTTCTAAGAAATCATCAGAAAGTATTGGAGATAATTTATCTACTGGCTTTAAGAAAGCACGTCCTAAAGTATCAAAAGAAATTGATGCTATGCTGAATGAAATTAATGCAAAAATGGGTCAAGCTAAAGCTGCTCAAGAAAAAGTAGCTTATCTAAAATCACAGCGTCAAAGTTCTTCAGCAAAAGGAGATGGCGGGCAAACGGTCAAATATGATGACCAGATTGCACGGGCTCAGGCATCAATGGTTAAGTACCAAGATCAAGCAAAAAGTCTTGCTAGATCAATGAAAACTGAGTTTGATGCAGTTCCTTCGTCTTTAGAGCGAATTGCAAAAGTAATGGATGCTAATGAAGCTAAGTATTATACAATGCGTGAAAGTGTTCGAGCTTTACAAAAGGAATATCAATATCAACTAAAACCAGTCGGAAGTTTTGATAAAGGATTTAAAAATGTTGATACTCCTGATTCATTGAAAACTGCTCAAAAAATGCAAGCACAGTCTGACAAAATGCAGAAATTAGCAAGTAGTAACGATGTTCTTCAAAAAGAATATCAAAGAACAGAAGAGCGTGCAGAATCATTAAGAAAGGCAATAGGACGAATTAATTCAGTTCTTAGTCAATCGTCAATGGCAACTGGAACAGCTGCAGCTGGAGCTAGCATGACAGGTTCAGGATTGAAACAATCTGAACGTGCTGTTTCTAAATATGGCGGAGTCTTCAACCGCATGTCAAACTCCATTTCTCACGGTGCTGGAGGAATTGGAAATGGATTGAAAAATTCATTTGGGATATTGGATAAATTTGGAAATCTCTTTTCGAGAAATTCAAATAAAGTTACACAAGGCACTCGTAGCATGTCTATGGGTAACAATGCTTTTCTTCAGTCTATGAAATATTTGTTGCCTTCATTAATTGTTTATCAATTAATTGGTGGAGCAATAAGTAAGTTAGCTGGCGGAATGATGAGTGCATTGAAGACAAACGATCAGTTTTCTAACTCACTTAATCAGATTAAAGTCAACTTGATGACCGCATTCTATCCAATTTATAATGCGATTCTACCTGCTATTAATGCGATGATGAGCGCAATTGCTACATTAACTGGTCAATTAGCTTCGTTTATTGCAGGATTATTTGGAACAACTTATCAAGCAGCCAAACAAGGCGCAAGTGGTTTATATGATAATGTCCAAGCCATGAATGATACGGGTTCATCAGCGACTAAGGCGAAAGACAAGGTTGATAAACTTCAACGTTCACTTATGGGCTTTGACGAGATTAATCGTATTGGTTTGCAAGACAAAACTGATGATGACACTGACAAAGGCCAAGATACAAAAGCTCCAGGTATTGATTTCGGGGCCGCTACTGGTAATTATTCAACTCCTAAATGGATGAAAGATATGCAAGCCTTACTTAAAGACTTCTTCAAGCCTTTCCAAGATGCATGGAAAAACCAAGGCCAAAAGGTTATTGATGCGTGGAAATATGCACTTGGAGAAGTTATCGGTTTAGCAAGTGCTATCGGAAAATCATTCATGGAAGTCTGGACAAATGGCACTGGTCAAAAATTCATTGAAAATCTACTAATTTTACTTGCGGATGTGCTTAACATCATTGGTGATATAGCCAAAGCATTTAAAGATGCCTGGAACGAAGATGGTAGAGGAACTACCTTAATCCAAACTATTTTTAATATGTTTAATAGCATTCTTGAGCTATTACATTCTATAGCAGGTGCTTTTCGTGATGCTTGGAATGATGGAACAGGAGAAGTTATTGCTGCAAATCTTTTAGAAATATTTACAAATATTTTTAAAGCGGTAGGAAACATTGCTGACCAACTTAAAAAAGCATGGGATCAAGGTGGAGCTGGTAAAGAAATTTTCTCTATTATTTTAGGGATTATCAATGATTTGCTTACACATATTAATAATATGGCAAAAGCTACAGCTGATTGGGCAAAGACCTTGGACTTTACACCATTGCTTAATGGAATTAAAAAGTTACTTGAAAGCATTCAACCTCTCTCTGATAATATTGGAGCTGGGCTAGAATGGTTTTACAAGAATGTACTTTTGCCATTGGCCGGGTTTACTATTCAAGACTTGATACCCGCTTTCTTACAAGCTTTGGGTGGGGCAATAGATTTTGTAAACGGAGTAATCGAGGCCCTTAAACCAGCTTTCAAATTTTTCTGGGATAACTTTTTGAAACCAGTCGCTGAATGGACTGGCGGAGTAATTGTTGACGTCTTAAAAGGGCTCGGCGATGTCCTTTCAACTATTGGTGATTGGCTATCTGAACACGGAAAAGGTTTTTCTGATTTTGTAATTACTCTAGGAACTTTTGCTGGGGTAGTTGGCGGAATCATCGCAGTCGGTACTGCAATCGAAACATTCGTAGGCTTCCTTGGAGGACTTGCTGCGATTATTACAGGAGCAGGCGGTGTAACAGGAGCTATTGGTTCTCTTGTAGCAATTCTTGGCGGTCCAATAACAATAGCTATTGCAGCAGCAATTGCGGTTGGTGTTTTGTTGTATAAAAACTGGGATGAAATTAAAGAAGCAGCCGCAAACCTTGGAAAATGGATAGGAGAAAAGTGGGATGATATCAAGAAAGCGACAGGAGAAGCTTGGGATAATGTCAAGAAAGCAACATCCGACAAATGGAATGAAGCTAAAAAATCTTTGAGTGATACGGCTGATTCGATAGGAACAAAAGTTTCAACTAAATGGGAGGAAATCAAAAAAGGAACAGGCGATGCTTGGGAAAATGTTAAAAAATCTACCTCTGACAAGTGGAACGATACCAAAAAGTCTGTTCATGATACAGCCGATTCAATTGGATCAAAGATATCTAATAAATGGAACGAGATAAAAAGTGGTACTGGTAATGCATGGGATAATGTGAAAACATCAGTTTCTAATGCCGCTAATACTGCAAAAACAAATGCATCAAATGCATGGTCTAGCATGAAAGATAAAATGGGTGGTTATGCCAACTCTATCAAATCTACAGCTAAGGGCGCATTTGACAATGTTGCTTCATGGGCTTCTGATATGGGTCAAAAGATAGGAAAAGGCCTTGAAAATGGAGTGAATGCAGTCAAAAGAGGTGCAGCCGCAATTGGTAATGGTATTGCTGGGGTCATTGGTGGTGCCGTTAATGGAGTTATTGACGGTATTAACTGGGTTCTTGGTAAAGTTGGTTCAGGTAATAGATTAGGTCACTGGAGTGTACCAAGATATGCTAACGGTACTGAAGGTCACCCAGGAGGACCAGCATTAGTAAATGATGGTTCAGGTAGTCAATGGCAAGAAATGTATCGAACACCCGATGGTAAAACTGGGCTATTCCCTAAAGTGAGAAACCTCATGGTTGATTTGCCAAAAGGAACCCAAGTTTTGAGTGGTGCTAAAACTGCAAAGGCAATGTCAGGAATGCCCGCTTATGCAAATGGTATCGGTGACTGGATGGGCGAGAAATGGAATCAAGCCAAAGAAATGGTTGGCGATATTTGGGACTATGCCACTCATCCAGAAAAGATTTTAAACATTGCAATAAGCAAGTTTACTAATCTTTCTCAAGCAGTTGAACCTGCGTTATCTATTGCGACTGGTGGGATATCTACTATGGCTAATGGAGCGATGGGAATGATTGAAAAGGCATTTTCAGAAGGCTCAGAAAGCCCATCTGGTACTGGTGTCGAACGTTGGCGACCAGTTATTAAAAAAGCTCTATCAATGAACGGGGTATCTACTTCTGAAAACTATGTCAATGCTTGGTTGAGACAAGTGCAAAGTGAATCAGGAGGTAATGAGAAAGCCGTCCAAGGTGGATATACTGACATTAATACGATTACTGGTGACTTGGCCAAAGGATTGTTACAAACCATCTCGGCCACATTCAATGCAAATAAATTCCCAGGGCATGGAAATATCTTTAACGGATATGACAATGCACTTGCTGCAATTCATTATGCAATGGGGCGTTACGGTGACCCTGGTATGCTTCAAGTGATTGGTCATGGACACGGTTATGCAAAAGGCACGCCATATGTTCCTGAAGATCAGTTAGCAATGATTCATGAAGGAGAAATGGTTGTTCCTGCTAAATATAATCCATATAATTCTATCAGCGATTTCAAATCATTTGAAACTTTGCAGTTGCCTGAAATGTTCACAGACAAACCGACTGATTACAGTAATTCTGGAAGCTTTGGTGGAGGTCAAGACGTTTCAAGCTATGGTTTGGCAAATATGAACGGTTCATTAACAAGTGCCATCATGTTGCTTGTTCAATCTTTAGGCGCACAAACTAGCCAAACTTCAAATGGAGATATTGTGATAAATATCGGGGGCAGAGAGTTTGGACGAATTGCAGTTTCAGAAATCAATAAATACCATCAACAGCTCGGGTACACTGAGCTTAACATTTAGAAGGAGGGATTATGTCTACCGAATTACAATTTAATGGAGTGACGGTAAAAACTCCTAAAGAATTCAGCGTCAGTATTTCAACAATCGACGCTGACTCCTCAGGGAGAAATGCAAATGGAGAAATGGTAAGAGATGTCATTGCTCAAAAAACAAAACTAAACATTAAATGGGGCCCTTTGAGTGACTCAGAAGTATCTGATATTTTACAAAGAATTAATCAACCTTTCTTCGTAGTAATTTATCCAGACCCACAAATCGGAAGACAAAGAAGTAAAACTTTTTATGCCGGAGATTCTACAATGCCTTCTTACTCATGGAACGATAAGTTTAAAGCGATGAAGTGGGAAAACTTATCTGTTAACCTGATAGAAAAATAGGAGGATAAGAAATGCTTACTGTCTCAGATGATTTTAACAATGCCATGAAAGCAGAGAATCGAAGGTTTGAGACTCGAATAAAAGTTGGCGATAAAGTTTTTACAAAAAATGATATCAATAGTTGGGTATATAGTGGTGGTTCGATTTCTGGTGAAACATTTCAAATAGGTTCAACATTTTCAAATTCTATAAAAATAGAGTTTTGTTCAATACTTGAAAATATTAAAGAATTAACAGAAATCACTGTGGAAGTTGGAATAGCAACTTATGATGCAGATTATCATTATGATAATATCCCTCCTGAAAAAGTGGGAAGCGCAAGAGTGGGCTATGCTAAATTGATTCATTATAAACCAACGTTTTATGAGTATGTCTCAATTGGAACTTTTTATGTCACTAAGTGTGATCCAGATAGAAATGAAAATAAAACGACACTTGAAGCAAGTGATCGTTTTGTTTTTTTAGAAAATGAGTATGTTTCTGAACTGACCTACCCTGCTTCTATTCGAGATATAGCTTTAGAGATTGCTAACAAAAGCGGTTCCGTCATTAATGAAACCAACTTTTCAATGATTAGCACCCAAAAAATAAGAAAACCTGAGGGTTATACTTTTAGACAAGCAATAGGTTTAATCGCTCAGTTTGAAGCAGGTTATGCAAGGTTTAGCCGGACAAATCAATTGGAAATCATGCAATTGATCGACCCTAAGTTTGCTGTTTCTCCAGCAGAATATTTTCAAAAGGGATTAACTAAAAACGAATTGATGTACAAAATTGGTGGGATATCTTGTACAGTACCTGTTCAAAGCGAAAGTGGAAATGAACAAGTTACATATTTATCGGGTAGTAATACTGGTCCACAAATTGTTTTAGAAAATAAAGTGATGACTCAAAGTTTACTTGATGATATTTATCAAAAAGTAAAAAATATCAACTTTTATCCTTTTACTTTAAATTGGAGGGGGAATCCAGCACTAGAAACAGGCGATTGGTTAACACTCACTGATAGAGATGGCACACTATTTAAAACTCCCAATTTAAGTTACACACTAACTTTTAAAGGAGGACTGACAGCAACTAGTTCAGCTAACACTGACTCTTCAGCTCAAACAGTCTCAGCTTATTCTCCACCGCTTAACCAAATTATTAAAGAGATTAATTCTCGTGTTGATGCAGCTGGTAAAAATTCAGTTTATGACGGAACAGAAGAACCTCCTTATCCCAAAGAAGGAGATATTTGGTTCAAAAAGAATGGCCCAGATGATGAAATATGGATTTATACAAAACTTTCGAATGGAACTTACGATTGGGTAATGACTACCTCTACAAGATTATCTGATGAAATTCAGGAAAAAATAGATAATTCTGTTCCTTCTGATGAGATTGTAAAAACAATCAATTTATCACAAGAAATGGATGGTAAAGAGTGGTTAAAAATTACGGGTGCAAAAATTTGGTTAACTGATAAAACTCGAATAGATGATGCCATCATTAAAGATGCAATGATTGGTAATTTGAGCGCTTCAAAACTAAATGCTGGAACAATTAACGCTTCGTTAATTAACATCATTAATTTGAACGCTTCGAATATATCGTCAGGAACTTTGACCGCTGTTGATATAGAAGGGGTAAAAATCAAGGGTTCTAAAATCACTTCTGCGGGAGATGATTTTTCTATGCTTCAGGATAATGGAGCAATTACTTGGATAAGAAATAGCGATGGCAAAGAAATTTTTAAATTTTATACCACGTTAATTAATTTGCAAGAAGGAAATGTTCGACTTGATGTTTCTGATTCTGGTTCTTTATCCATTTATAGTCAGAAAACGGATAAAGATTTCTTACATTTTTCAGCCGTTGGGAATACTATGTCATGTTCTGCAGATTTAGATCGATTGCAAATAACAGGGATTAATAATTCGCTCTCATATACTCCAACAAACTTTGAATATCAATCTAGTGGCGACAATCGACCCAATTTAAGAGTGGGAATAACTGGCTTTAAAATAGGAAGTAATGCAACTTACCTATCAGGAGATAATAATGGAGCAATAACTGCTGTATCAAGCGCTTTAAACATTTTAAGTAATGTTAAAATTAGCCAATTCACTAATATTGGTGGAAATCTTAGTGTGAACGGTAGTCTAAGTGTAATTGGTTCTAAAAATGCTGCTCACGTCACAAGAGATGGGCTTAGATTAACTCCAGCCTATGAAACGGCTGAATCATACTTAGGTGATATTGGAACGGCAGAAACCGGAGAAGATTGCACAGTTATTGTTCCTATAGAAGAACATTTTTCTGACGTTATTAATACAGATTATGAATATCAAGTGTTTTTACAAAGCTATAGTGAAGGTTTTGTTTATATTAAATCTAGAGATAAAACGAGTTTCACAGTGCAATCATCTGTTCCTAACTTTCCTTTTACATGGGAGATTAAGGGTAAAAGGAGAGGGTATGAAAATGACCGCTTGACTTTGACTGATATGAAGTTTGAAGAAATAAAAGAAATTGAAGAACAAAACTTTAAAGAGGAGGAAGCATGAATAAAGAAATTGATGCAGAAAAATTGATTAACAACTTACTATCTAAGATTACTCAGTTACAATTTGAAAATGCCAAGTTATCAGTTCTAGTTGAAACGTATGAGCAAGATAATTCTAAGGAGGTTGGCAAATAATGAGTTACGAAAAACAAACCTGGAATAAATATGATGATCTAAAAACTGAAGAAGAGAATATTGAAAATGGAGCTGTGGTTACTGACAACCGTATGAACCATATTGAAGAAGGAATTGAAGCTCACACCACTGATTTCAAGAACCCTCACAAAGTTACGGCTGCACAAGTCGGGCTTGGCAATGTTCAAAACTTTGGTTTAGCTACAGAAGATGAGGCTAAGCAGGGAATTAGCAATGCTAAATATATGACCCCTAGCCTTACTCAAGCGGTATTATCAGCTAATATTAATTCAATCGCCTACGCTTATAGCTCAGACGGCACGGACAGATTCACCACTGTTTATCCTAATTTGAATTTGTTGAAAGGCACGAGAGTCCCTATCTCACTGACTGGAAAAAATGAAACTAACCAGAGAAACTTCCTGTATTGGTTTGATAACAGCAAAAACGTACAAAATCAAGATTTTTCGGTCGGAGATACCCTTACTTGTAAATTTGACTGGACAGTTACTAAACCAACTAGCGGTACTTTTTTAGTTCAACTTAATGAGTTTAATTGGCAGTATCTATCCAAAATAATATCAATCACAAGCGAAAACAAGAGTGGTCATAGCGAATTTAGTTTCGTTGTAGACTCTAGTTTTTTGTCAGGAATAGCTAATGGTGTGCAAACAAGAATTGACAATTTACCAACTGACAGCGTGCTAACTATATCTAATTTTCTTTTTACAAAAGGCTCAACCGCCACTCCACACATGCCATCGGCTAGCGAAGTAACAACTGCTGACTGGCCGAAGTATGTAGGTTTCAGCAACACTGTAAAAACGAATAAGTCTGCTAGCGATTATGCTTGGTTTCCCGTTAAAGATTCAGAATTAACAAATAAAGTTGATTCTCATGTCAACAATAAGGCTAATCCTCATTCTGTGACAGCAAGCCAAGTTGGAGCTTATACAAAAGACGAATCGGATCAAAAATTAGCAGCACAGAAACAAGCGATAGATTCTCACGTCAATAATAAATCTAACCCCCATACAGTAACCGCAAGCCAAGTTGGGGCTTACTCAAAACAGGAAATAGATACAAAGTTATCAAAAGCTGTAATGGCTGATGATTCTGGGAAAGTGACTGTTAAAACGCTACAAGTAGAAACGATTAAGTCAAACTCAGATACGGATTTATTAAATCTATCATTGACAGGAGTAGCATCAGCTACATTTTCCTATATTCGTATTAATGGTATTGTTTATATCACCGCTGCGGGTAATTGGGGAAATTTCCCAGACAATAAACAAAGGATTGTGGGTAATATTCCTGCGGGATTTAGACCACCGACAGACTGGGGTACGGGAATGAATCCTCAAGGAGGCTCAAGATTATTAAGTGCTGTGATTAAAGCAAATGGAGATTTAGGTGTAACCTCTGATGCTGCTCAAAATAATGTATATGGCCAATTCTCAATGAGTTATCCAGGCATTTAAAATTAATTAGAAAGAAGGAGTAATGGAGGGAAAAGCATGGCAAGAAGTTCTTGACTAACTTAACTTATAAATAATTAACAAAATAATAGACCTATCAATGGATAGGTTTTTAAAATGGAAGGAAAATATAAATTGGAGTATCAATTATTGGGAGTTTCAGGGCTAATCTTAATCATTTTAGGATTAACATGGTTAAAAGATGGGGAGAAAATGGACCCACCTTTGAGAAAAAGAATCATTATTGATTTAACAACAATCGCTTTATTTTGGATTGTATTTGAGTTTTGGCACTTCTCAAGCTCAAGAGCTTATGAAAATGAAGTAAATTGGATTATTAATGGCTCACTTGCTTTCTTTGGTGCACGAATGATTCAATTGATTTGCCAAGTAAATCCGATGTTTCAAGAGTTGGTAAATTATTTGAAATCTAAGAACGGCAAAACAGATGTTATTGAAAATGAAAGTTCAGAGGAGAACAAATGAAAAAAATAATTAAAAAAGCTGCCATTGGAATGGTAGCTTTATTTGTTGTCGCAGCAAGTGGACCAGTATTTGCGGCAGTTGGTGACCAAGGGGTAGACTGGTCAAAATATAACGGAACTTACGGTAATTTTGGCTATGCTCATGATAAATTTGCTTTTAGCCAAATCGGAGGGACTTACGGTGGAACCTTTGTAGACCAAGCCACCTATGAAACGCAAGTAGCTTCTGCCATTGCTCAAGGGAAACGAGCGCACACTTATATCTGGTATCAAGTCGGAGGTTCCCAAGAAATAGCAAAAGCAGCACTTGACCGCTATTTACCAAAAATTCAAACGCCAAAGAATTCTATTGTAGCTTTGGACTATGAAGGTGGAGCAAGTGGAGATAAGCAAGCAAATACTGATGCGATTCTTTACGGAATGCGTCGAGTAAAAGCAGCTGGATATACTCCAATGTATTATTCAGATAAGCCTTATACTTTGGAAAATGTCAACTATAAGCAAATCATCAAAGAGTTTCCTAACTCATTATGGATTGCGGCATATCCAAATTATGAAGTAACACCAGTTCCAAACTATAGCTTCTTCCCAAGTATGGACGGAATTTCAGTATTCCAGTTCACATCAACTTATGTTGCTGGCGGACTTGATGGAAATGTTGATTTAACAGGAATCACAGATAATGGATACGGAAAACAGCAAGGCCAAGTAGTTAAACCCGATACTGCTATACCGGCCATTGAAAATGGTAAAGAAGCCAATGAAGTTAAAGGAAACGATGTAGAAGTTGGAATGACGGTTAAAGTAAACTTTGGCGCTAAGAATTATGCCACAGGAGAAACAATTCCTCAATGGGTAAAAGGTCAACCACATAAAATCATCCAGAAGAATGGAGATACTGTCTTGCTTGATGGTATTATGAGCTGGTTATCCGTTCATGATGTGGAAACTATTGATGCTTCTACAAGCCAGCCAACGACACCCGCAAAAAGTTATATTGTAAAACAAGGTGATACACTTAGTGGCATTGCTTCAAATTGGGGAACCAACTGGCAAGAATTAGCACGTCAGAACAGTTTATCTAATCCGAACATGATTTACACCGGTCAGGTTATTCGCTTCACAGGCGGTCAATCTGGGGCTACATCACGAACTTACACTGTGCGCTCTGGCGATAATCTTTCATCAATTGCCAGTCGTCTAGGAACAACTGTTCAAAGTCTAGTTTCAATGAATGGTATCTCAAATCCTAATTTGATTTATGCTGGTCAAACTTTAAAATATTAAAATTAACCCTGACTTCGGTCAGGGCTTTTTTTGTTAATAAATGTTACTTCGTCATTTTATTGATATTGTTATAATGATGGAATCATGAATGCTATTCCAATTACAAATACAAATAGCTAAGTGTTTATGAAGAGATAAAGCGCCCTTTTCCAAAGCGAGGGCGTTTTTTCTTTACAACGGAAACAGTAAATTGTATAATAATTTTATCCTTTTACATAAGGTTATAAATAACTCCGAGAACATCGTTTTGACTAAGTGACGGTGTTTTTTATTTGAAAACGAATACAAAAAGTAGTAGAATGAATTCATCTTACCTATATAAGATAACGTCTGCCCTTAAACAGGGCTTTTTGTTCTAGTTAAGGAAGTAGATATATACTATATTTACCCAAAAATATATAATTTTTCATAAATTTACTCCGAGCGTCCCTCTCCTAACTGGGGCGCTTTTTTTATGCTATAATATAGTCGGGATGTTTGTGAGATTTCATCCTATTCCTAGAGTCAAGCCATTCTTCGGAGTGGCTTTTTTTATTTATTAAAAAAGTTGTATAATAGTTTTAGTGGATGAGAAAAACATTCAATTACACACACTTGATAATCTGCAGTTCCATCCATACAGATCTTATATAATAACCAAGATAAGTGCTGCAGATTGTCAAATTACGGTTCTTTAGCTCAGTTGGAAGCTAACCGTTCGGTCGCTGGTTCGAGTCCAGCAAGAACCATAAAAAATTAGGTAGCAAAAAAGTAGCAGAAATAGTCTAAAACCGAAAAAAAGTAAACATCTTTAATTTTATTAAAAGTGCTGTAAACCCTTTGAAATAGGTGTTTTAACAGTTTTGCAAGATGATGAAAAACGTCGGTAGTGCATGGATCTCATGGATAACTTCAAAAAATAGGATATTGATATAAATGTCTTTGAGTGTGTGACAGTATATTGCTCGTTAGATAATAAAAAAACTCAGAACTACTGAGTTTTTTTATTATCTATTTTTGTATAAGATTGTTACTGCTTTTCTCCGAAGCCGAAGATTCAATCAAAGTATAAGTTATTAATTATTTTTTATTATTCATTTAAGAAATAAGTTCTATAATAAATCTATTCCAAAAAATAAACTTTTTCATAAATACTCCTAAAGCGCCTACTAATCTAGGCGTTTTTTTATCCTCTCGCTTACAAGTTTTATTACTTCAGAAAGTGAATAAAATATTTTTAGAGGCATTATCAAGCATACAAAGTATTTTAGAAGTTGAGATTCAAAGTGATACTCAAAATATTAACAATAAAAAGGCATAGTGATAGGTTTTTTCTAAGTTAGTTTTTATCGAGAAGAAAATGTTCTTCACTTATTTACTGGTAAAATAATCAAATTTCCTCATGAATTTTTGTTTATAAACTTTAAATTTCAACCAATCTATTGATTACGCATTTCTATAATTATATGTAGCATGCACTTAGAAAAAGTGAATTCTTTTTGTAAGTTTAAAAAATACGCAATATGTTATAATCTAGAGATATGAAAATTAAAAAAATAGTATTTTCACTTATTATTCTTATAATATGTACTGTTATAGGAGTCTTTTACTACGCTTTTAAAGTTGAACCTTACCGTTTAGTAGTCAATGAGCATCAAGTGAATAATACAAATTCTAAAGAAAATTTGAAAATTGTTCAGTTATCCGATTTACATATTAAAAAGGATTTTAATGCTGATCGATTAGATAAAGTGATTCAAAAAACAAATGAACAAAATCCTGATTTTATTATTTTCTCGGGAGATTTATATGATAATTATTCGCAATACAATGAAAATGAAGCTGTTATTTCTAAGTTAAAAAGTCTGAAAGCAAAATATGGGAAAATTGCAATTTGGGGCAATCGAGATTATGGTGGGGGAGCTGTCAGAGAATATGCAAATATTATGGCTGAATCTGATTTCTCTCTTTTAAGAAATGAAAATCAAGTTTTTACTTTGGATAATGGTAAGAAAATTTTATTCACAGGTTTGGATGATGCTTTGTTAGGAAATCCGCAATTTCCCTCGCCAAATCAAATGGCTGAAACGAGTTATGATATATTATTGACTCATGAGCCAGATGAAGTTAGCCAATATCAAAATAAGGGTTATGAATTAATTCTTTCTGGTCATAGTCATGGCGGTCAAATAAACGTCCCACTTATTCCTCAAATTCAAAAAAAAGCTACGGCATTGATGAGCCATGCGAATAACTATACTGGTGGACTTTATCAGTTAGGGGCAAATGAAAAACTTTATGTTAATACCGGGATAGGAACGACTCATTTATCAGCCAGATTTGGTGTAGCTCCTGAAATTGCCGTTTTAACTTTTTAGGTGGCCTATTATAGAGTTTAAATAGAATACATTAGTTTAAATAGCATAAGACTAGGAAAAATGGAGGATTTGAAGGCAAGGGGAAATGTTTATTTGCTACTTAGTATAATAACAGCAGTAGGTGTTTGGAATATCGCTAATGGAACTCAGGTGAAAGCAAGTTCGAAAAGATCAGTTTATCGGCTTTATAATTCCAATGTTAAAGGTGGAGATCATTATTATACCTTGAGTAAATATGAAGCAAAAACTTTGGTCAATCTAGGTTGGCGTTGGGACAATAATGCAAATCCTGTCTTTTATTCAACTGGAACAGTCAATCTTTATGTTTCTTATAATCCTAATGCTCAGTCAGGTGCCCATAACTATACAACAAATATATTTGAGCAGAATAGTTTATTATCTGTAGGTTGGAAATATGGAGCTATTGCTTGGAAAACAATGCCTTCTGACAGTTTGCCTGGAACTCCAGCGGGTTGGAAGATTGATAAACCAATGAATATTGATAATTATTCAACCCAAACTTCTGCTTATAAACAATGTACTTGGTGGGTCTATAATCAAGCCAAAGAGTTTGGAATTAACTATGGCTAA